GTTTTACTGTAGGATCCCGCAGAGACACAGGGTCAACGGGGCCCCTCTCTTAAAAGTGCCCTAAACGGTATTGACTGGGGGCCCCTACTTCTAATATAATGAACTCCTCATATAGGAGAACGACATGGCTGTTAATCCCAGCGAAAGGCTGTACGACCTGAGTAGAGGCATAGCAAAGGGTGTTTTCAAGGACATAGAGCCAGTGAGGAAGATTTCCGATCAGGCTCTGATTTACTTCAAAGACATCATATCCTCCCGTGAACGGTCCACATGGAACCGCGGTCACATTCTATTGGCCACTCAACTGGCTGTGACCTACGTTCAGGTGGACAAGGTGGATGACGCCCTGCTGAACTATGACTTCACCGACCACGACAACGTACGCCACCTGATTATGATGAAGCAGCGGCTCCAGTCCGCAGTCATTCGGTACATTCAGACCTTGAGCCTGTCGGGCAACCAAATCGGTCTGTCGTCCCACAACCAGATGGAGCGAAGCCAGGCGGAGACTCTCCAACAGGAAATCCTGACCAACTCGGGCCCGGTTAACAACCGCGACCTGTTAATGTGATGTCCGCGGCCATTCTCCAGGAAGAAACCGCCGGCAACAAGGTTATTCGCTTCATCGAGTCCTTCTGTCTTGTGCCCGAAGGCAAGTTGGTTGGGAAGCCGATAATTCTCTTACCGTTTCAGAAGCAATTCATTCTGGACGTCTACGATAATCCACACAAGACGTCACGTGGGATTCTGTCTATAGCTAGAAAGAACGGTAAGACGGCACTCATCGCTTGTATCGTGCTGGCCCACGTTGTAGGTCCGATGAAACAGAGGAACTCACAAGTTGTATCAGGTGCCATGTCTAGGGAACAGGCTGCTCTCGTGTTCAATCTGGCAGTCAAGATGTTGGACCTGAATCCAGCCTTTGTAGGGCTGTATAAGGCAGTGCCCTCAACAAAGAGAATGACTGGTTTGGTAGCCAATGTAGAGTTTAGGGCACTCTCGGCAGAAGGTACGACAGCACACGGCTTATCCCCCGTACTTGCCATTTTGGATGAGATTGGTCAGGTCAAAGGGCCGTCGTCTCCGTTCATTGAGGCTATCACGTCGTCCCAGGGGGCACACGATAACCCTCTCCTGCTGGCCATAAGTACACAGGCCGCCAGTGATGCTGATTGTCTCTCCTTGTGGATTGACGACGCTATTCGGTCAGGAGATCCCCACACTGTCTGCCACATATACGAAGCCAGCGGAGAATGTGGGTTAATGGATAAAGAGGAGTGGGCTAAAGCAAACCCTGCCCTCGGAGAGTTCCGTTCTGAAACTGACATGCGGGACCAACTGTCAAAGGCTTCCCGTATTCCGGCTCTTGAGTCGTCTGCCCGTAACTTGTTCCTTAATCAACGGATCTCTTTGGACTCTGTCTGGATTGCTCCGTCGATCTGGAAGGAGAACGGGGCTATACCCTACATGCCGGCTTTCACCAGCGGCACACTGGTTTCCCTGGGACTTGACCTGTCGCAACGAAATGACTTGACGGCGGCTGTTTTGTCTTGTGAGGACGACAACGGACATTTACACTTGGTGCCATACATCTTTACTCCACAGTCAGGCTTGAAGGAACGGGAGAACAGGGATCGGGCTCCCTACACGGCTTGGGTTCGTGACGGTTATATGATTGCTGTCCCTGGTGCCGTTATCGACTATGAGTACATCTTCCGCTGGCTTAGTATCAAACTAGACAGCATGGGGATCAGGGTGGACGTTGTCAACTTTGACAGATGGAGAATCAACGAAGCTCACAATGCCGCTGACCGTGTTGGCTTTGTTGCTCCAACTTGGGAGCCAATTGGACAGGGCTACAAAGACATGTCGCCCCTGATCGAGTACTTCGAGACTATGCTCCTGCAGGGCAAGGTGCACAGTGGCTTACATCCTCTTCTCAATATGGCAGCCGCGAACGCCATTGTTGTCAGGGACCCAGCCGGTAATCGAAAACTTGACAAGGCAAAAGCCACTCAACGGATTGACCCGTTGGTGGCTGCGCTTATGAGTTCTGCCCCATTCAAGACAGGAACGCTCGCATTCGACGTAGCCACACTTATTGGCTAGGGGGACCCCCAAAATCGGGGATAATCCCCTTGAAAAATGGCCCCCGGGTTCAGATTTTAAGGGCCCTAGGTCGGGATTAAAATTTTTCCCCAAATAGGGATAAGGGCCCCAAAATAAATTTGATTTCCTGAGAGATTTAATATAAGATGCTCCTAATATGAAGTCTGAGGCGCGCATGAACACGAAACAAATTTTTGTCGAAGTCATGAAGTCGGCCAACCCGGCTTATGATGCTTCGTTCGTGATGAGTGCATCCGCCCCCGATCGCGTCAAGGACACAATTGACCCCACAGCCTACAAGGCTAGCGAAGGCAAGAAACTTATCGCTCTCTGGCAACACAATCACGAACAACCAATTGGCTATTGGGAAAACATCAAGTCAGTTTCAGGCAAGCTGGTCGGCGACATCAAGTTCGCCTCAACCCAACTTGCGCAGATGGTCAAGACACTTATCCACGACGGTGTGCCCCTTGGCGCTTCCATCGGCTTTCGTGGCCGTGGTGAAGTCAAAAAGGATGGTGGGATGCACTTCAAGACGATTGAGCTGATGGAATGCTCTGTTGTCAGTGTACCGTGTCATCCCCAAGCCATGCAGATCGCTAAGTCGTACGGTTTCAATTTGGAGAACCTGCTGGGTACCGAGCGCGGGCTCACGTTGAGCCAGAAGGTGGCCTTGTCTCGTGCAAAAGGTTTGCTCGCTCCTGAAACTGAAGAGCCGGCAGAAGCCCCGCTTGCTGCTTTCGATCGTGTCGCTGCAGAAGCTCGAGCCTATTTGGTCGCTAACGCAGCGACAATTGATCCTGATTGTGAAATCGAAGTTACGCTTGGTTCAGGTGACTACGAAGTGTGTTTTAGCCGTGGGTAAGGTCTTGGCAGTTGCCTACATGACCTACTCTTGCAGTTTATAACTCCGCGCCTGCGGTACAAAATACTAACCAAGGAATCAACATGAAAACCCTGAGTCAACAGATTCAAGAACTGCAGGAGCAGATCAACACGAAACGTGATGCTCTGGTCAACGCCACCAAGGCTCTGCAGGAAACCCCTGACGACGCCACCGAAGGCGCCGTTGTCGAACTGACCGCCGAACTCGAAAAGGCCAATGCTCGCCTGGTTTCGCTGCAAGCCGCCGAAAAGGCTCTTGGCACCGGGGCCACTCCGGTCGCTGGCTCCCCGGCTCCTGGCTTCCTGCCGCATCGCACCAAGTCGACCGAAACCGACAACCTGTACGGCAAGATCGCTCTGGCCACCTACGAAAGCCGCATCAAGGGCATTCCGATTGACATGGTCATGGACACCCGCTTCAAGGGTGAACAAGCCGTTGTCGAGCTGCTCAAGGCGGCGCAGAATCCTGCCATGTTCGGCACCGCTGGCTACGCACAGGAACTGGGCCAAATGGCCTACGGTCAGCTCATGGGTCAACTCCGTGAAGCTGCGCTCCTTCCGCGTGCCGTCCCGCTGATGCAACAGCACCAGTTCAACGGCGCCACCAGCATCTACGTCCCGATGCGTGCAGGCGGCAATACTGATGCAGCCGCTGCTTTCCGTGCAGAAGGTGCGCCAATTCCCGTCAAGGGCCTGACCTTCACAAGCCAGTCGCTCACGCCGAAGAACATGGGTGTGATCCTGACCGCCACGGAAGAGATGCTTTCGCGTTCGTCCATCGATCTGTCCTCGTACTTCCAGAGCGCGATCATCACGGACACCGCTGAAGCTCTTGACGTCGCGTTCCTGAGCAGCACCGCTGGTTCGACGACCACTCCTGCTGGCATCCAGAACGGCGTGACCGGCGGCGACACTCGTGCTGCTGCAGGTACTGGTACGACCGCCAACATCGTGACCGACATCAAGACGATGTTGACCGCGATGGCCGTTGCCAATATGGGCGGCGCTGGCGCACGCTTCATCATGTCGACCAAGAACTGGTATACACTGTCGATGGCACTCACTGCTACCGGCGCTCTCCAGTTCCCGGAAACCGCGAACGGCATGCTGGCCAATACCCCGGTGTTGGTTACCAACCGCCTGAACGACAACCTGGTCCTCCTGGTCGACTTCGCCCAGATCACTTGCGCCTTTGGCTCGCCGCTGTTCCTGGCTTCCAACGTCGCGACGATCCACGAAGAGTCGGTTCCGGCCGCCATCTCGACTGTTGGTACGCCGAACGTCGTCGCTGCTCCCGTACGTTCGCTCTTTCAGACGAACAGCTGGGCGCTGCGCATGATGCTGGATGCCGACTGGAAGAAGCTCCGCACCACTGGCCTGGTGCAGCAGTTGACCTCGGTTGCATGGGTCGGCTAAACTTAGCCTGAAAGCTGGGGAAGCCACAAGCCTCCCCGGCTTTTCAAAGTGTGTTGCTGAGCATGCTTTGAAAAGCCTACTAAATTAGGAGATAACAATGCCGGGTGAACACGAAACTTGCGTTTGGGCCCACAAACCCGTTGCTGAGTTGAAGGGGGTGCTTGGCTACGCTCCGTGCCTCGAGTCAGTCGCAGCGGCCGTCATTGCTGCAGGCGACGCAGCTGATCCTCGTACCAACACGCTGAAGGCGGTTGGTGACTACGTAGGTACTCCTCCGGCAAACACGGTGGCCCCTGTCGTGTCTGGCACCGCGTCTTCCGGCTCTACGTTGACGGCGACCGTTGGCACATGGTCTGGCACCCCCGCCCCTACAAAGTCTGTGCAATGGGTTGCTAATGGCGTGGACATTGCTAGCGCAACTGCTCAGACGTTTGTCCTCACCGCTGCGCAAGTTGGCAAGAACGTCGGCGTACGTGAGACAGGCAAGAACACTGCCGGCTCCGTTGCCGTTCTCTCCAACACGAAGCTGGTTGCCTAGTGCGTCGCGCCGTGACTGCTCTTGCTATTGCTTCTTTGGTCGGATGTGCTTCTCCATCGAGCAAGTCGAAGTCCGCGGCTGAGTCGGATTCTGAGGCTGAGGCAACAGCACAATCGCGGCAAGGAACAAGCACAGTGCCCATCATCGTCATATGCAACCAGACGACGCGAGACAACACCGCGCCATGTTTCGGCGGCGGCGGAATGGCGGGCGAGAGTATCAAAGGGGTAATTGAGTCCACTCATACTCAGATAGCTCCAAAGAAAACGCCTCCAAAGGGCGCTGCTGTACCGCAACACCAACCACCTAAACTAGGAGATACGCCATGAAATATGCAGTTGCACTACTCTTCACCATCGCCGCTTCGTTTGGTACTTTTGCCGCTGATGCCAACCTTTTCGTCGGTGCTGTCAATGCCGGCGTCTCGGGTGGTTCGATTGCCGGTTCCACTTCGCAATCCAGTGCCGCCCTCATCGGAGTCGCAACGACCCGTGGTGAAGCTACCACGGCTCAAGGTGCTGTCGCTGGCGGGATCGTTGGTCCGAATGGCGTCGCGGTCTATCAAGTCGGTGGCGCATCTGGCCAATCGGCCACGGCGGCTGGTGCCCTTGGCTTGGCTGGCGGTGGCTCGCAAGCGACCGGTGGCTCCGGGAACTTGACCGGCGCTGTTGGTTCGTTCCGGACCATTGGCGTCCAAGTCAATCCGTAAGCTTTCAATCAGGGGGGTGGCCTGACGTCACTCCCCACCCTTCCAGGAGTAGGACATGATTAAGAACATCATTCTCGCATCGATCTTAGCTGTTGTTGCTCTGGGCGCACATGCCCAGTCTGCCGGAGCTGTTGCCGGTTCGCTGTCAGGAGCTGCTGCAAACTCAGCTTCGATTTCGAGCTCAAACCCAGCTGCCACGGCAGGTGCTTCTACCGGCGCAGCGACCGCTGGTAATGCCCAGAACATCATCTTCAACACGCCGGGTCAGCAGACAATTGAGCATACCGGCACCAGCACGATCAAGACCGCGCCGCAGGTTTATGCGCCGCCGATGGGCGTCACCGCGCCGTGTCGCGTGGCAATGTCCGCTGGCGTTTCCGTAATCGGAGTCGGAGTTGCCGCAGGAGGTTCAGTTGAAGATGTCAACTGTAATATGCGTGAGTTATCTCGTCTGTATCACGGTATTGGCGCTGTCGACAAGGCAGTTAAGGTGGCTGACGGCGCTTTTCTTCTGATGTGTCAGACGGAAGAAGTTGCCAAGGTAATGGGCGACGTTTGTCCTCCAACGGCTCAGCAGC